GATCAGACAGATTATATTAGATTTCAATTTTATAAATATAGACCTCCTTTCAAAACATTAGCTGCAGATAATGAAACAAACTACTTTGAAACGGATGGAAAAAGAGCAGCATATTATGGATTATCTGGTGAAGGGAATATAGGGGAAAAACTTGATGACGATATTTTGATGTATATGCCTCAAGATGTTAGTACATCTATGAGTACATCATGGGGTGGTAAAGAAATTACTAACACTGCTGCTATAGCATTGAGAGCATATGCAAATTTAACAGCTGGTGATGCAGGCGCTGCTATTCAGGCTGTTGGTTCTGGTGTCCCTGGTTTTACGAAAGGACTGCCTAGTAGTGTTGCTGCAGGATTAGTCAATATGGGTTTAAATGCTACTGGTGCTCAAACTAACCTCGGAATGAATGATATTTTAGGAGGGACTGCTGGAGTCATTACAAACCCAAATACAGAAATGTTATTTGGTGGTCCTTCTATACGAAATATTGGTTTTAAATTTAAAATGGCGGCAAGATCTGAAAGAGAAGCAAAAAATATGCTTACAATTTGTCGTCGTTTTCAATACCATGCATCTGCTACATTTGGTGGAGACAGTCCGATTATTGCTGGTGTTGTAAAAGGTTTATCTAATTTTGGAAATGCAACCAAAGAAAAGAAAGATAAATCTAAAATAGCAAACAAAGAAATTGAAAGTTTTTCCAAAACTAATAATTTTATTTCTGTTCCTGATTTATGTTTGTTTAAGTATATGACTGGTAATAATGTAAATACATATCTTAACCAGTACAAGGCATGCGCTATAACAAACGTCGATGTTAATTTTACTCCAGATGGATCTTATTCAACTTTAATTGGTGGTTATCCATCAGCGGTAGAATTAACTTTAGGTTTCGTTGAGACTAAAATTATCTACAAAGGCGAAATTGATACTAGTTACGAAAACGAGTCAAACTAATGTATTTTTCTATCTTACCAAACATAAAATATGATGTTAAACCTCAAAGTTTTCCATTTTCCTCTTCTGATTACGTTGAAGTAAACAACTTTTTTAGAAGGTATTTGATTAATGAGGATATTTTTGATTATACAGTGTATTTGAATCAATATGCCGTAAATCAGGGTGTAAGAATTGAATACATTGCAGAGGAAATATATGGTAGACCTTCTCTTGATTGGATAATTGCATTGACCAATAATATCACTAATATCTACGAAGATTGGCCAATGGACGATAATGTCCTACAAGAATGGGCAGAGAATAAGTATGGATCTACTGTATACAGTGATTTAGCGTATTATGAGATATCTGCAGATGTAAAAAATTCTTCTGGATTGGCGGTTTTAAAAAAAGGTCAAAAAGTCGATTCTACATTTTATAATGAATCTTTTTCATATCATAATGGAGATGCAGCAAATACGGTCATTACCGTAGACGGATCTTCTGTTGCATCTCCAGTTACTTTGTGGGAAGAGGTATCAAGACAAAACGAAGAGAAAAGAAAAATCTGGGTAATTAAACCAACGTTTATTGATCCTCTAATTAACTCATTAAAAAAGCAGAGCACATATGGAAAATGCTCTGCTTATCTTAGTAAAAAATTAAAGACGACTTTAAAGTAACGCGACTTTTTTGGTCAAAAATTGTCGGGAAATTTTTTCCCACTTTTATGGAATTAAAAAGTCAATTTTGACACAAATTATTTTGTTTCTTGAATCGCTTCCTTAATTATTCTCTTGAGTTGTTTACCCTTCTTACCTAGACCAACTGTGGAGTCAATTTTTACTTTGACCCAGTATAGTCCTATAACAATTAAGGTAAACGGAATTGCATCTTCCCATGCTATTGAATTATAAGCATCGGCAAGACCACCAAATATAGCAAATATCATTTAATCTTCCTCGGCAAGGCGAGCGAAGTATGATAGTGCGTCATCATCAGACTCATTACTAGCAGCAGGTTCTGAGGGAGCAGACATACGCTCACGGAATGGAGACTTTGCAACTGGTTGAGGTTCATACTCTTCAGTATCAACACCTATGTTAGGACGTTGAGGAGTAGAAGAGATACCTAAAACCAAGTTAAGTCTTGCTTCAAGTGCTTCATAAGTTTTGAACTCAGATGCAGCAGTAAATGCTTCAAGACTATGCTCACTCTTATAGATGTTCTCTAGAACTTCATCATCACCAGAGAGTGCTGCACTTTCTGCAAACTCACTAGAATCATAGTTCCAGAAACCTGCAACGGTTTTGATTTTTAGTTTAAAATCAGCACCTTCCCAGAAGTCAAAGGGATTAACAGGAGTCTCATCTTGAAACTCAGGTTTCATCGCCGCCATGATCTTATCAAAGATTTTCTTACCATAACGGTAGAGAAAGACCTTACCTTCATTATGAGGATTCTTGGGATCACGTACAACATACACGTTGCTGTAGTAAGAAAGTTTACGCTTTTGTTTACGTGCAACTTCCTTATCACTCTCTGTTCCTGAGTTCCACAGTTTGTTATTGTAGACACTTACAGGATCTTGCTGTCCTAGGGTAGTGAGAGAGTTCTCGATGAACCAACCACCAGGTCCTTGGAATGCATGAGAGTAGAGTTTTGCCCATGGAAGTGATTCTCCCTCTGGTTGAGGAAGGAATCGGATAACGGCATAACCGTTACCAGAAGCGTCAAGTTCGGGCTTCCAAAACCTATCGTCGGCACTAGAATTAGTACTGGACTTTTCAAGTTCCTTCTGAAGAAACTCAAAACTTGTATTGGACTTACGCTTAAGATCTGAAAAAGACATAGGATTATTCGGATTAATTTGGATACTGTTTTATGATGTCCTATCACTTGTTACATTATAAAGGGCGAAGGGTCGGACGTCAAGTCCCTTCGCCGCTATTTAATTTTCCTTTCATTGTGGTGACCTTTTTTCTTAGATCATCGAACATGTCTTTAACTGTTAGATTAGGATCTCCACCGAGCATAACAACTGCATTACGCATGTTTTCTACTACAGTTTTTGCTTCTTGGTCATCACTCAACTGCATTCTAGCATACATGATTTCTTGCTTTTCTAGGAGAGACATCAGGACTTCAAGATATTCTGCTCTACGGTCGTTATCAAGAACAGGAAAACTCATAGCATATTTGAAACACATTTGCTGTAGTTCCATCATTTCTTGTAGGTCACCACGGACCATTTCTGATTTAAAAAAGTCGCTCATACCAACATTAATTTTGCTCTTGAAGTACGCTTGATGAAATTTAATTTTTGTGCATCAAACTTTAGTTTTTCTTTCAATGGTTTTGAGATTAATTTAGGAACTGTTTCCAATTCTATCTCATTTTGCTCACAGTAGTGAATTATAGCGTCAATATAGTTCATGTCTTTATTGTTCAGAACTATGCGCTCCACTTCCTGCGAAAATCTCGCAGTTGTCATAAATTTATCTTCTAATAGTTTGCTTCTTTCCATGGGCAACTTTGTACTCGTCGATGTATTGTAGGAGTGAATCCAAATATATTTTTTTAACGGGACGAACTACTACCTGTGTGTCTCCGTCTTCACAGGCGACAATAGTTACTAGTTGCTCAACACGGATATTATATTGCTCAAGTAACATACATGCGTACGCACATTCTTGAACAAAATAATCGTATAATCTCTCGTCCGTTTTTTGTTTTGCTGATGTCTTAAAATCTATGATGGATAGAACTCCATCGAACTCAGCGATACAATCAACACGCCCTGCTAATTCAAGTTTATCTGAATAGAGAGCTACCTCTTGAACGTATATATTATTTATGCGATCCAAAGTAGGGCGAGAATGCTGAAACATTAATACGGGGAGCGGAGAAGACTTAAATTTTTTTAGATCTAAGTCATTATTAAAGTAGTCCTCAACAATGGAGTGATACTTTGTTCCTCTACCTGTTGCTTGTGCGGAAACACGGTTCGCTTCTGCTTCACCGACACGTCTCCTCCACTGCATGATAGCTTTCATTTTCTTCTTATTATTTCCAATCACAGTGGTGACCGAAGGATATTTCTTACCCGAAGGAGTAAGATAAACCCTCTTACCTGTTTCTTTATCTGTAATAGATTCTAGTTCAATTGGTTCTAGATCACCAACGTGTTTGAATAGTATCATAAACCAAGATTGATTTTATTAACAATGTAAGATTTAACAAGTCCAGATCGAACGATATCATCAATACCAAACTCAATCAAAGAAAACTCATCCATCTCTTGTAAAATGCGTTGGAAGTCAAGAATACCATCCTTCTCTGAAGTCTTTTGTAGATCAGTTTGTGCAACGTCACCTGCAAATATAACTTTAGAGTCTTGACCTATACGAGTGATAAGACTATCAAGTTCGTGGAAGTTTAGGTTTTGACATTCATCAACAATAACAATAGCATTGTCGAGAGTAGTTCCACGAAGGAAAGATGTACTCCAGAACGAAATAGTTTCTTGTGCTTTTAGATTAGCATAAAGCATTTCAAATGATGGGTCATCAGGCATCTCAAACATATGCTTGACCATATTTTTATATGGTATCTGATACAAAGATGACTTGTCCTCATGATCTCCAGGAAGGAAACCAATCTCACGAGTAGCAACTAATGAGCGAACAATGTATACTTTATCATAAAGTGAGTCTTCAGACAAGACATCACGAAGAGCAAGATACAATGCGATAAATGTTTTACCTGTACCTGCACATCCATAAACAAATAAGTTCTTTTGTTCTTCCCATGCTTTAAACATTAGTTCTTGATTGTCTGTAAGAGAACTAATTTCTAAAAGATACTTCTCATTAATAGGACGTTTTCTTTTTAATTGTTTCTTACTCATACCTGGTGGAACTGGAATAGTATATTTACTTTTTGATCTAGGCATAATTAAAGTGTTTTTACTGTAGAACCTGGGACTTGCTGTACTTTTTTAAGAACATCGTTCCATCCTGGTTTTGTTTTTCTCAACTTGTCTTTCCAATCTCCCACCTCACCAACAGCAGCGACACCTTGAGACCAGTCTCTATCCCAATCGGGATTGTCTTTTCTCCATTGTTCATATTCTTTCATGGTCATGGAGAGTTCTTTCTTCTCTTCAGTTTTTAGATTTTTTACTGGGTATGTGGGCATGTTATTGAGGGGATTGTTTATTTTCTAATGACTTCCATTGATTAGGAAGCATTTGAGGTTCATAAAAATGAGCTTTTGTTTCAGAATTAGATTTGGTACTTATATATGGTGGAGTTGATACAGTAACATTAAAACTGAAACTAATTCTATCCTCTGGTGTTTGATTTATATAAGTACCATGTTCTAAAAATGCTGGCCACAATAATAGTAGTCCTTCTTTGAGAGGCATTCTTTTTTCGCCCCATTTCATACTATTTAAAAACATAATAATATTATTATTAGCACAAGTCAAAGGGTTTTTAAGAACTAACTCACCATCGCTACCGTTGGTCTGTAAATAGTATACACCAGAAATGTCAGAATTACCATGGGCATGTATGGGTGCGTGTTCACCTTTGGATGTTTTTGTAAACCAAGATTCAGTAATTGCAAATGGAATTGGACTTCCCATTCCAAGTTGTCGTTGGTAATCTAGAATACTGTCTTCCAAAAATTTGGTGAACTTTGGTGTTTCTTTTACAATATTAGTTGAAAACATACGACCGTCCTCATCACATGAAACTTGATGAGAACTGGTGTGATTATATGTATGAGTATTTTTCACCATTTGATCTGGTTTATATACTGAATATAATTCTTGATTTATCTCTCCTTGTTTTGATCCCAGTAATTGCTTTGCATATACTGGAGTAGGAAATATATTATGTACGGGCATCAGGTTTTTGAGTCATTTTTTTGCGGGAAATTTTTTTCCACTTTTATGGAATTGAGTTTTCAATTTTGGATTACCATCCAAGTGCCTCAGAAACAATCGGGAACTGCTCAGAGAACACACGCTTTGCATCGTTAGCAATGTCCATGTGTTCTTTCTGTGTACCATTAGCAGAACGCAACTCAATGTAATGTATCCATGACCGAACAGATCCAGTCATGTAGATTCTAGTTGGTGTTGCTAAAGGTAGAACCATTCTAGCACATTCTTTAGCGACTTTCAACCTTAGCATTTGTTGATACAAATCCATACCCTCAGCAAAGTAACGTTTGATAGCAACTTCAAGTTCTTGTTTAGTAAACTCATCAATATCATCAATACTATTCTGTCTGTTCTTATCATCTTGACGACGTAAATCAAACATAGGAATCTCGCTTGCTAACATAGAACTATCAGCATAGCGTTGTGAAAATTCTTGATAAGTAAAAGATCTATGCCTTAAAATCTGGGCAGCAATTGCTCTAGTGGTTTCAATTTCAAGAGTCATATGTGCCTGCTCAAATACAGACCAATGGTTGTGCTTGATACAATACGATAATAGACCTGCAACCTTAGGATTCTCTTGGTTGTTCGGGTTGCTCACTCTCGCTACGTAACCCATCGTCTTCTCTGCTTCTGGTGTTACTGTTATTAGTTTCACTGAGTTCATTGAATCCTTTTTTTCTCCTTAGTTTCTTAAGTTTGAGTTCATGTTTTGCATTGTTGAGTTGCTTCTTCATGTAGTGTATTTCTAAGTCTGAATACAACTGGTCTTGTTTAAGTGCTGATTTAATTAATTTAATTTGGTCTTTGAGTCTCATTACATCTCTTCTTGATCGGCATAGGTAATACGTTTTCCGTTACCCTCAACATAAGAACTAG